TGGACATAGTTAGGAAGAAGAAAATGTAAGTCTAACAGCACTAATTGTGATACCCTCAATATTACTTAACTCCACCTAATTACTCCCTAGTTCTTTATGCATTTCATCTCTGATTACACCCTAATTCTGGTTAGTATACAGAGAGGTTTAGCGCCCATTTTTCATAAGAACTCTCAAAGGATTAACGAGCATAGAATGTTACAATTGATACTGAAAACACTGGGTAAAACTGTTAAAAACCTTTTTAAATGTGTTTTTAAATGTATATCAGTGTTTTATATGTTTTCCACAATGTTGTTGAAAAGGGGGTGTAATATGTGGAATAAAGTGTCATTAATGCCTGTGGAAATGTGGAAAACTAATGTACAATTAGTAGTGCAAATAGTCTGTGGAAAACTGTATAGAATGCCTTGGAGAATAGGTGTGGAAAAGCATCATTTTTGTAGTGATGTTAGGGAGCAAAGTATAACACTTTCTCCCCTAAATGTCAAGACCTTTCTTAACATTTATATACCCTTATTTCTTTTTCCACAGTATAACTTTGTTTATACACATACCTGTGGAAAACTATAACAAACTAGAACCAGTTTAGGTTCAGTTATTGTTAGTCACCTGTAAAGTGTACCTATAACATAAGGACACAATTACCCTTGACAATAGTAATACTCTGATGGTAGAATATACAGTATAATTCTATAGACCTGGGAAGTCTTAAAAAGCACCACTATGTAACACAAACCATTTTGGTCTTAATTATGTCTAACTCTGACACACAGTTTGTATCAAGAACCTTTGCAGAATTCCTTCTAGAAAATGCAAACAATGGTAATGAAATCCTTGCTGTTCTAGATGATATCTCCGAGGTCACAGATACAGTACTCTGATTAACACAAACCAGCACACACAGTTACTAACATTATGCCTACCGTACTTGACCGCCTTGCAGATGCACAAACCTCAAGAGAAGTTCTAGAGGTTCTTAACACTATCTCTACCCCTAATCGTGAGGAGGATAGTATTAGTTTCAATGCTAATATGAGCACTGCAAGTTTTACAAACAGTGTGCAACAGTTTGTATAAACAACTGTGAATGGCAACAGTGATACTTAGTGGGGGGTTATTCCCCCTCTTAAGTATTGTGAATAGGACAGTATGTTTAGTCCTAAGTGATGCCTAAGGGTGGCGCG